AACCTCGGCTTGGGCTTGTACCGTAACTGGGAGCCTGATGACGACCGTCAGCTTGAGCTTGATTGGATTGTGGAGTTCCCATTCGTGCCTTGGCGCGGTGCGTACCCTATCGGTCTGACGCACATGATTGGCGGTCTGAGCGGTGCAGCCACCGGCGCACTCCGCGCCCTGCTTGACTCGGCTCACATTCAGAACGTCCCCACGCTGCTCAAGCTCAAAGGCGGTCCAGGAGGGCAAACCCTCAACGTCCAGCCGACAGAAGTCGTTGAGATGGAGGGTGGAGCGCTGATTGATGACGTGCGCAAGCTGGCGATGCCACTGCCGTTCAACGGTCCCAGCCCAACTCTGTTCCAACTTCTCGGCTTCCTCGTAGACGCAGGCAAGGGCGTGGTGCAAACGTCCTTTGAGAAGCTCTCTGACCAGAACCCTAACCAGCCTGTAGGCACAACCATGGCGCTCATTGAGCAGGGCATGGTGGTGTTCAGCTCAATTCACAGCCGTTTGCATGGCTCGATGGCGCGTTGCTTCAAGATTTTGCACCGCATCAACAGCGCATACCTGACTGTTGAGGACATTGAGGCACAAGCGGCGGGTCTTGACATCGATCCGTCTGATTTTGATGGTCCGCTTGACGTTATTCCTGTCAGCGACCCCGCAATTTTCAGCGAAACCCAGCGTTTTGCGCAAACTCAGGCAATTATGCAGCGTGCGCAAGCCATGCCGCAGATGTATGATGTGCGAAAAGTAGAGGAAATGTTCCTCCGCAACATGAAAGTGCCTGCGAATGAGGTGCTGCAGCCGTTGCCAGGAAGCGAGGACATGGATCCGGTGAGCGAGAACGTCGCCGCCGCTATGGGACGCCCAATTTACGTGCTCCCGTCGCAAGATCACATGGCGCACTTGATGACGCACATACCTTTCTTGAAATCTCCGCTTTTCGGGTCAAATCCTGCCATTGCGAAGACGTTTCTGTACCCGATCGCTACGCACTTGCGTGATCACCTGCTCAATTACTACCTCGTCGAAGCGCACAACGCCGTTGACAAGGCACAGCGTGAGGAGTTGATTCAGGAAGAAGCCGAAGAGCAGGTCAAAGTCATCTTGGAAGTGCAGAAGTTCATCGAGCAACAGCTCGGTAACTTCGGTCAAGAGCTGGCACAGCTGGATCAAGCCGCTCAGCAGTTCAAGCCCCAGCCACCTATGCCGCCTGACCGTAGCATGGAGGTTGCCCAGCTCAACGCTCAGGTGCAAGGTCAGATCGCCCAGCAGCGCGGTCAGATTGATCAAGCTAAGTTGCAAATCGAACAGCAGAAGATGCAGTCACAACAGCAACTTGAAGCCGCTAAGTTACAAGCCCAGCAGCAAGCCAACTTTGAGAAGATGCAAGCTGAGCAGATGAGACAAGAAGCCGAAAACCAGCGCACCGCCGCCGACCTTGAGACTCGCGAGCGCATGAACACGGCTGACAACGACACCGCGAAACTGTTAGCCGCTGCCGAGATGGCGACGGGCGAGCGAGTCGCAGTGAGCACCGGAACCGGAATTAACCCTAACCCTTGAGGAAAACATTATGAGCGACAAACCCACTCCAGGCACAGTCCCTATGACTGGCGCATTTGTGAAACAGAAACACCGCCTAGCGGCAGGTGAGAAGCTGAACGGTCAGACCCTGCCCGCTGCGCCTTCTACACCTAAGACTCCTGCATGAACCTTGAGTCTCAACTCCTGAATCGTCTGAAGGCAGAACAGCAGTCCTTTGCTGTTGACGCCTTGAGACGCCCTCAGACTCGCGACACTTTTGAGTACGGGTATCGCGTGGGAATGGTTGCCGGTTATGAGGCGGCAATCAACGTACTTTTAAACCTTGTAGACCAGGAGAAAAACCTTGACAATGACTTATGAGAACGCAATGGCGGAGGCTTTTCCAGCAGTAGATGCTGGCATTCAGCCTTTCGGAAGCCGTGTTCTGATTCAGATTCGCACACCGAAGAAAAAGTCCGCTGGGGGCATCATTCTCGACATCGCGGGTAACAATGAAACAGAAAAGTGGAACACTCAAATTGGCAAAGTAATTGCCTTGGGTCCGCTGGCTTTCAAGAACCGCAATGACATGAAGACGTGGCCAGAGGGCGAGTGGTGCAAAGCTGGTGAATACGTTCGCGTGGCTAAGTACGGCGGTGACCGCTGGGAAGTAAAGATTCCTGGCACTGACGACTCTGCGATGTTTGTTATTTTTAACGACTTGGATATCATCGGGCAGGTAACTGGTGACCCGCTGGCAATCCGAGCATTCATCTGAAAGGAGATGACTTATGGCTAATGTAATGAAAGAAGACGACGAGCGCGGTGGTGAGGAAATCATCATCGTAGAAGACGAGTCAAAGTTAAGTGACAGACAGGATGATCAACAGGATGATGATCATGAAGAAGACGACCGCACGGCGTCCACCGCTGCCGACGATGACGGCGACGGGAATGACGACGAGCGAGAGGCGATCCGCGAGAGACGCCGACTTGAGAAACTTGAGCGCAAAGAGCGCCGTGATCAAGCCATCAAACGCGACAAACTCGAGCTGGACTTCCTGCGTAAACGCAATGATGACCTTGAGCGCCGCGTATCTGCTCAGGAGCAACGAGCACATCAGGTAGACCTCGGCACGTATGATGCGCACATTGCCAACGCGGCGAAGGAAGCCGAGATGGCGGAACGCGTCATCGCTAAGGCGGTGGAGGCGGGCAACGGCAAGGACGTAGCTCAGGCGCTGAAGTATCGCGATCAGGCGATGCAGAAGGTGCAGCAGCTCCAGTTCGCCAAGCAACAAGCCGCCCAGCAACGCCCCCAGCCACAGGGTCAGCAGCTTGATGACATGACCATGCATTACGCTAACGAGTTCATCAAAGAGAATCCATGGTATGACTCGCAAGGTCGTGATGAGGATTCAGCCATTGTGATCGCTATTGACCAATCATTGGCCAAGGACGGTTACAATCCACAGTCTGAGGAATACTGGGATGAATTGCGTAAGCGTGCTGCCCGCCGCCTACCCGAGAAGTTCAAGACCGAGCGCCGCGACACTCGCGAGCCTAGGGAGGAACGCACTCCACGCGGTGGTCCCGCTGTAGGTTCCGGACGTGAGCACGCCCCTGCGTCAACACGTAAGGAGATCTACCTCAGTCCCGAGCGCAAGCAGGCACTGATTGACGCAGGTGTGTGGGATGACCCCGTACTGCGCATGAAGTACGCTAAGCGTTACTCCGAGTACGACCGCGCTAACAAAGCGTGAAACACTTGAATGATTTGGCTTTTTAATTTTCAAACCCTATAATTGGTTTCAATCGCTGAAAGGAGCGAGTATTATGACAGACGAACGCTTGAAAAAATCCGCAGGAGACGGTCGTGAAAATCGTGCGATGTTAGATCGTACAATCACACAAAACCGAGAGGTTACCGAAGATGAGCGGGTTGAAATGTTCCGTCAGCAGTTTTTTCAGTCCTCTTTACCGGACTTACCGAAACTCTCCGGCTGGCATTGTTGCTGGCTGACCACGACTAACCCTCGTGATTCGATCCAGATGCGGATCCGCTTAGGCTACGAGCCTTTGAAGCCAGAAGACGTTCCTGGCTGGGAATACGCAACCCTTAAGACGGGTGACTGGGTTGGGTTCATTGGGGTGAATGAGATGTTGGCTTTTAAGCTGCCTATTTCTCTTTATGAGAAATACATGAAGGAGGCGCATCACGATGCACCCCTGCGTGAAGAAGAGAAACTCACCGACACGGCAGAGTTCCTCGAGCAGCAAGCTCGTACGTCTAAGTCGCGCTTGACCATGGGAGACGGTAATATGGAAATAGGGCAACAGCGGGAAGCTCAGTTTGATCTTTCCTGACGCAACTTTTTAATCCATTAGGAGCAACTATGTCTTCGACAAGCGCACCCTTTGGCTTTCGTGCGTCTTACCACAACAGTGGTCAGATGCGCCCAAAAGCCTATGTAATCGCTAGCACCTATGCAGCCAACATCTTCAGCGGTGACCCCGTAAAGTTGACTGATAACGGTGTTATTCAACTCGGCACGTCTGACGGTACTCGTTCAGGCACGACCGACGGAGTTTCTTTGTTGGGCATCTTCGCAGGTGTTCAGTACTTGGACGCTTCCGGCAAGCCCACGATTTCTCCTTTCTGGCCTTCTGGCACGACTGGTACTGAGATCACAGCATGGGTGTATGATGACCCTGAAACTTTGTTTGATGTTCAATACAACAACCCTTCTGCTGGTACAACTGTGCAAACAGCTGTCGGCGAAGAGTGTGATTGGACAGTCGCCTCTCCTGGTGGCTCAACACAAACAGGTTTGTCAAACACTTACCTGACCGCCATTCAGAGCACATCTGGTCAATTCCAGATTACCGGCTTTGGATATGAGATCAACGACTCGCTCACTGACGCCTACGTAGTTGTGTCTGTTCGTATCAACGAACACCACTACAAAGCTGCTGTGAACTCGGTATAATAAGGAGGCTAGATTATGGCTACCCCAATGCGTAGTACGGACTTCCGGTCCGTTGTTGAGCCTATCCTCAACGAAGTGTTCGATGGTGTTTATGACCAACGTGCTGACGAGTGGAAGATGGTCTTCCGCGAGCAAAAAGGCATCCCTCGCAACTACCATGAAGAACCTGTTCTTTATGGTTTTGGCGCAGCGCCTGAACTGCCCGACGGTATGGCTGTTTCTTACCAGTCTGGTGGCGTGTTGTTCTTGCAACGCTACCTCTACAAAGTCTACGGTCTGGCATTCAGCTTGACCAAAGTCTTGGTGGAAGACGGCGACCACATCCGTATCGGTCAGACTTACGCCAAGCACTTGGCGCAGTCTTTGATCGAGACTAAGGAAACCCTCGCAGCTAACATCTTGAATCGTGCCTTCAACGGCGCGTATGTTGGTGGTGACGGTGTGGCGTTGGTTGCAACTAACCACCCAATCGTTAACGGCACGTTCAGCAATCAGCTGAGCACCCCCGCTAACTTGTCACAAACCTCTCTTGAGCAGTTGCTGATTCAGATCCGTAACGCCGTTGACAACAACGGTAAGCGTATCCGTTTGACACCTAAGAAGATCGTTTCCGGTCCTTCTAACGTGTTCCAAGCAGAAGTCCTCTTGAAGAGCGTCTTGCGCACCGGCACAGCCGACAACGACATCAACCCAGTTAAGTCCATGGGCTTGCTGGCTGATGGCCAAGCTAACTTGTCACGTATCACTTCATCTACCGCATGGTGGGTGCAGACCGATGCGCCTGAAGGCTTGAAGTTGTTGATGCGTCGTGGCTTGGAGAAGTCTATGGAAGGCGACTTCGAGACTGACTCTATGCGCTACAAGGCTACTGAGCGTTACACATTGGGTTGGACTGACCCACGTGGCGTGTTCGGTACTGCTG